CTGACGTAGGCGAAGGCGCGCAGCTGTTGGGCGATGGTGACCAGAGCGGTGGCGACCGGCAGGCTGTCAAGGCCTGGCACACCGAGGATACGCGGTACCATGCCGACACGGACCTTGGCGGCGAGCAGGGCTTTCATGCCGGTGTATTTGCCCTCGGCCGTGGTAGTTCCGATCAGGGCGCTGGTGGTTTCTGCCTCGGTTTCGCCTTCCTTCACACGCACGACGATGGTGTAGGGCTTGGTCTGGTCGGCGATTGCCTGGAGGCTCTTTGCCAGGGTGCCCGTAGTGCCGGCCTTGCTGATGGCGGTTTGAACGTTGGTCAGCAGGACCGGTGTGTCGAATGGGAAAGCGGTGGCATCAGCATCGTCGGCCGTGCAGACCATGCCGATAACAGCGGTGGGGATGGTGCGAATGGGGCGGGTGCCGTCGTTGAGTTCGATGACCCGCACGCCGTGAAGATAATCGGCCATGGGTTTGCCTGCGCAATGATTGGGATGACAGTGCACAGGCTGCCGCGCGCGCGCCGGTTGGGCGAGCGCGGAGGCTTGTAGGGGAGGGGGTTACAGGAAGAAAAGGCGTAGCGTTACTGAATCTGCTCAGCTATCCATGACGGCGCGATGGGGCGAAACTCTACATCTGGGAAGTCCCCCGTCTGAGGCCAGTCTCGAAGTGCCTGGCGATAGATGAGTAGTTCGGAGTATTGCTCGGAGGTCAGCGTGGGGGGGCGCTCCAACGCCTGTTCATCACGATGGCGGGTAACCAGCCACTCGGTTGATTGCAGTTCATTGTTGCGCCATACCCGCTCAGCATCGGCCAGATCGGAGGCAGGGATGGTCGGCGGAGGTAGAAATTCATCCTCCTCTAACGTCCAGCCAGGCCGGGTTCCCGTGGGACAGGCTTGCCAGAATAAATCCGGGTGAAAGCGCTCGATTGGATCAATGTCGGTAGTTTCGACTACCGTCCCGTTTTCGATTCGTGCCCACATGCTGATCACCACTGAATGATTACGCTGCCGGCAGCACCTGCGCCACCGTTGTACCCGTAAAACGCACCTGACCCACCGCCGCCAGGTCCAACACCGGTATTACCTGCGACCTGCCCTTGCGTGGATCGACTACCGGGACCACCACCTGAACCGCCGTATGGCCCATAACTGGGATGTCCGACCCCAAGTGATGTGTTGAAGTCCCCGCCAGTGCCGACCCCACCACTCCCCGGGCCATTTGCATAACCGGACGAGGCGTTACCAAAGCCCCCGGCCCCGCCAGTGGCAGATAGATAGGTCCCAAAAGAAGAAGTCGCACCGGTTTCGCCAACACCCGCGTCTACGGTAGCGCCAGCGCCACCAGCGCCAACGGTCACCGTGACGCTGGTCACGCTTGAGAGATCAACTAGCTCTTGTGCCAGGCCACCGCCACCACCGCCACCTGATCCTGCCCCGGAGACGCCTGCGCGACCGCCGCCGCCGCCACCCCCGATAACCGTAACCCAAGCCTTCTTCACGCCAACAGGTACCGTCCAGGTGAAAACACCTGCGTTCTTGAATACCTGGGTACCCCGAAAAGGCGCGTGCTCATTCGTAGAACCAAATTGCCACGGCGACCACTCTCCAGCGTTCTGCATGACACGAATTGCAAGAATCGGCGTCTGACCGCTCGATAAGCCGCCAGTGATTCGTTGCACCAGGTAGTTGTTACTCATATAGCCTTCAACAACGAGGCTGTAACGGACCGATGAAGACCAGCCAGGCGGGATGTTCAACAAACCGGCCAAGGGCGTCAGATAATTACCGGGGATTAGGTAATTATTCATATCCACTTCATTGCTCAAGATACCGCGACCAGTCCCGAAGGCGCCTACCGGCATCAAGGCGCCGGCGGTCTGATCGAGCGGACTTGCCTGCCGTTTCATTGCGGTAGACAGCGAGTCCGGGATAGAACCATTTTCCGCGTACCAAGTGATGCCCGCCCCCGTAGACAAGGTAATAGTGTCTAGCGTCTTGAGAACGAGCTGATTCGCCGCGATGCCAGCTACATAATCCGTGCCTTGCAGAATGATTGTCGCGGTTCCGGTCGACACGTTCACCAGCGTGATGGTGCCGCCGTTGAACCCTGTGCTCGCCTTCGGCAAGGTGATATTGACCGGATTCGCGGTGTTGATAATGAACGATTTCCCGAATGCATCGGCTGTCAGCACAGTGCTGACGTCAAGCCCGCCAACGCCTGAATGGTTGCCAAGTGCTCGCTGTACAAACGCAGTATTCGCAAGCAACTGGCTGCTGTTATTGAGCGGCGCAGTCGGGGCTGTTGGGCTTCCCAAAAAAGCGGGCGAATTGATCGTGGCAAATCCCTGTGTGATGTTCTGAAAAGAGAGTGACGTGGTGCCCAGAACAATCGCCCCATCCGTTACCAACTGCCAGCGAGTGTCGGCCAGCGTAGCGCCTTGCTCGACGGACAGGATCATCGCTGAGGTAACCTCAGCACTGCTGTCGGCATCTGGAGCACGCTGCCAAGAAGAGCCAGCCGCGAGATAGATGCCGTTGTCCTTGGCAGTCGTCTGGTTCTTCACCAGCACCCGGTCGCCCGCCAGCAGCGTCACTCCATCGACAACCTGCAACCCCGTCAGCGCGATGTTTCCCGTGGTCGCTACGCGCACCGACTGCTTGCTGTCGAGCTTGTACAGTTCCTCACGAATTTTCGAATCCACGTAAGTGCGGGTGGCTAGGACAACGCTCGGATCGATCTTCAACTCAACGTTGGCTGTGTTGCTGACGATGAGGTTCATCCGTACCACTTGGGTACGGCCCGAGCCTTGAGTCAGTAGGGGCTTGAAGCTTGGCGCGCAGTTCGCCACGGCGACCAGATCCCCATCGGCGTCATACAGACCTACCTCACGAATCCACCAGCCACCAATGTTCTCTGGGATGACCTGTTCGGCGACGATGATATTAGGGTTGGCTGGGTCAACGCTGAGCTGATTCAAGGGGGCGCGGCGTCGCTCGTTGATCAAGTGCGTCTGTTGCTCGTTGGGGATCGGGTCGGTGTCGTTAGCATCACCGACGCCCATCTGCGCGAACGTCCAAGGAATTCCCAAGGCGTCCGCATTGGCCTGCTTGGCTTTGCCGATAGCGGTGAGGATGGCGAAAAACTGGCTGTTTTGGTCTGTCATGGGTAGATGTCCATGGTGTCGATCTGGTGTTCACGGCCGCCCTGGCGGATGTAGCCCGTGACCTCGATGTCCCGCTGTGTGGGTGGATAGATATCAATCTCGTCGCCCTCGGTGATGCAGGCGCCGATATGAACTGAACCGGTGGTTTCCAGGCTGATAGCGAGCCCGGTGAGGTGGCGTGTCAGAGGTTTGGCATCGTCAATCAGCCAGGTGAGTTCCTGGTACATCTCTTCCGTGATGCCGGTGTCCAGCACGCCGACCTTGAGCCTGAAGGTGGCGCGAGGACCGACCGGCACGGTCTGCCACCATTCGATGATTTCAATCAGGTAGCCGAGCGGTTCAACGACGCGGCGCAGTGAGCCGATGGTGCCCTTGCGCGAATGGATGTAGTACGCACTGCGGATGGCGGCGCGCTTGGCCGCTTCGGTCCATTTGCTGTCCCAGCGATCCACGGAGAAGGCCCAGGCCAAGTAGGGCAAAAGGGGCAGCGGGCATAGGTCGGGGTTGTACAGCGTGCGCAACGGAATCGGCACGCGCTGAATTTGGGCCAGCGCCTGCGCCGCTTGGCGTTCCAATGGCGTCGAATTGCTGGGGAGCAGGGGCGCGTCTGCCATCATTCAACCCCCAACGCCAAGTCGATGGCCGTGCAGTACGGCGCCTGGTACTTCGTGGCAACGATGTCGGCCCAGTTCTCCAGCACGACCTTGCGCACACCCTCGACGTGTAGCGAGGCGTGGATGATTGATTCTGAAACCTCCAGGCCCAGGCGACGCCGCTGGTGCACGAAGGCCAGCAACTGCGCATTGGCCGCCGCGAGAATGACCTGGGCGCTTTGCACAGTGAGCCGATCCGCGACCGGGCGGCGGTCGTCGTCGCTGAGATAGGCATTGACCTTTGCCAGCAGCGCGGGCGAGGCGGTGCCGTCACCCAGGATCGATTGCACGGTTACCACCGCCTCGGCCGGAGCGGGGCTCTCGGCAGTGGCGTCAGCCACCTGGCCGTCAGCAGACCGCGCATGGAAGATGTAGCTATTGCGCGGGCCGGCGGTGCTCAGTCCTTCCCACGCCATTTGAGCCCGCTCCCGCAGGCTGTCGTCGCTTTCCATCAGCAACGGTACCGGCGGCACGGCCGTGGGCTTGGCGGCCTGGATAACCAGGCGCTTGACATTGAAGTTGCCGGCCAGGTTCTCCAGATCGCTGCCCTTGGCGAGGGCCAGCATGTTGGCGACAGACGCCTCATTGACGCGCTGGCGCCACACCGTCTCGCGGTAGGCGTTCTCCTGGAGCAGTTTGGTCAGGGGTTCAGATTCCAGCTCAAGCCGTGCAGCGATCTCGGCTTGTTCCTCGACCGGCCAGAGGCCGATGGCGTAGGCCTTGCGCTCGGCGAGGATCTGCTCGTAATCGACCTGCTCAACGACCTCGGGCGCGGGGAGCTGGCCCAGGTCAATCGCGACGAATGAGTTCATGCGCTACCCCCCAAGTTCAGAGGCACGCTCAGGCTCAGCGGCTCGTTGCTATCGACAATGCTGCCCTCGATATCCAACGAGGATTGTCCTTGCAACGTGGCGCCCTGGAACTGCACGCGGCTCAGGCTGATACGCGGCTCCCAACGCATCAGCGCCATCACGGTGGCCGCGTACACCTGCAAGCGGGTGATGTCGTTGAAAGGGTGGTCCACCAGCTCGGGCAACAAACTGCCGTATTCGCGCCGCATGACCCGGGTGCCAATGCGCGTGCTGAGGATGTCGCTCATGGATTGGGCGATGCTCTCCACGGTGCTGATGGCGGCGCCGGTGTGTCGATTCATTCCGGTTTCCCCGTCTTGCCGCTGCCAGGCATGACGCCGCCGTGCGGGTGCTTCACCAGGCTAATGCCGGCGGCCACCACATCCACAGACACGGTGACCTTTCCAGTGACGTTTTGGTTGCCAGTCTGGGTGTAATCGCCCTGGTGCGTGATACTGCCGACGATGTTGATGCCGCCGGTACTGATGAGGTTGGTGGTGCCGCCATCGGTGAGCGTGGCGTTGAGGTGGTGCGCGACGCTGTCGTACTCGACCACCGTGCCGTCGCGGTAGGTGAAGCGGTGCAGGCCTTCGCGGTCGCCGTTGGCGGGGATCTGGTCGCTGAACAGACCGGTCAGGACGACGCCATTGCCGAGTTGGCCCGAGGGGCTGAACAGTAAAACTTGTTCGTTGACCGTCGGAGGGTTCCACTCCCGGTCGGCGCCGGCCCGCAGGGCGATCCATGGCAGCCAGGCCGTGGTCAGAGTTCCGGTTTTGACCTGCACACGCGGGGGCTGCATCTGGACGGCAGCGATGGTGCCGAAGCGGATGAGGTTTTCGATCAGGCGGGCGAGGGTGGCTAAGTCGTTCATGGCGCCGATGTTGGCGCCACGCGTACGGGAGTGCAGCTTCGAAGAGTTGTAGAACCAAGTCCTACAGACTTATGTTTCGGGTTCTTCCTTTGGCTTATTTCTTGGGCGCGGTGGGCGAGCAGGAATGCCTTTGGCCACAGTTAAGACAGCTTTGCCGGTAACTATGGTGCGATGAATGAACTGTTCAAGCGTGACAAGTAATGTTTGGAACTCGGCTTGAGTTGGTGACCAAGCTCTATGAGCCGCAGCGCTGCCAGCGTTTGTAACTACTCCCAGGGTTTCCGACTCTGTTTCTCCGATAAAGCCGTTAACAAGTAACAATTCAACTTTTTTCTCTAGGCTAAGCCCTGGATCTATTTTTAGTACCTCAGTTGCGCGATCAAAAACGGTTCTCAGCCCCACTGATGCCAGAATGAACGAGCCTTGCTCATATGCTTGGTACATTTCCTCTAGGATATGAAATAGCTGAGGGTCGATTTTCGCTATAGCCCAAACCCAATCCGGTTTTTTACTTTTCTTTTCAGGCGCTGGAAAAGTGATAACAGTTACCGGGTTCGTGATGATTTCCTCTCTTGTGACCGGGTCGTAACTAATGTCCCACTCATCTGAGTCCCAGCTACTTTTGTGAAAGAACACCACCTCGCATCCACAGCATTCCGCTATTTTGTAATCATTCTGTCCGTGCTGTGAATTATACCCATCGTGCCAACTCCATAGTTCTTCATGTTCACCATGTATAAAGCAAGTTCTTTCGCCGTCGCAGCGAGGACAGTGTGCCTTAAAAGTTTTAGACATGACCCATTTGCTCCTATCGGATCCATCCTTGTTTAGATTGCATCTGGGTAAGCTTTTACCTGTTATTTGTTGAAATGGAAACCCATCGGTAAAGCTACGTTCGGGTGGTGAAATAAGTGAGCATCGAATCCCGAATCAGACCCAAGTCGGTATCCGTTAGCCCAAGGACCTCCCTCTGCTCATATCTCACATCAGGCGCCCCACGTTCGGCGCGATCTTTCAATCCGTACTGGTGCACCCGGGCAATTCGCGCGATTCGTCCCGTAAATCCTACGCTGATAGCATTGCCGTCGCCCTGAACCTTCAAAAAACTTGCCGTGCGCAGCTTCTGAAACATCTGCACCTTTCGCTTCACTCTGCCTTGCTTCCCCCGCAGGTTGCGTTGCTTTCGCGGCGCGTACTTGCTCCCGTCCGGGTTGCGCTGGGCGATGATCCGCTGTTGCTGGCTGCGCCGCAGGGCCTGACCGATGCTGCGGGCCAGTGTATTTCGCGATGCCGGTTCCAATTGTCCCAGTAAGCCGGCCGCCCAATCTTCCAGCGTTTCCAATCGGTTGGTCATTTCGGCACAACCCATTCACTGCCGGTGCCTTGGGCGCCAGGTATCCACGCCGGGTCGAGGAATGCGGCCACCTGCTTAGGTTCGCCCGGGTGGTGGACGGTGGTATTGCCGTCGGCGTCTTTCCCCACAACCACACGCTCGGTTAGCGGCAGTGTCAGGCTCAG